CCGCGATATGTTCCGCCTCTGGCCCGGCAACAAGCCGTTCCCCAAGTTCGAGTACATCGTGCAGTCCTATGACTGCGCCTTCAGTGAGAAGGAACACAACGACCCGACGGCCATGACCACATGGGGCGTGTTCAAGCCGCAGGACGGGCCTATGAGCGTGCTTCTGATCGACTGCTGGGCTGAACACCTGTCCTTCCCTAAACTCAAGCCCAAGGTGTTAGAGGAGTGGCGTGTGTCCTATGGTGAAGGCAGGGACGCCAAGAGGCCAGACCTGATCCTCGTGGAGGACAAGGCGGCAGGCATCTCCCTGATCCAAGAGTTGCGCTATGCCCACCTGCCCGTGCGTGCCTACAACCCGGGTCGGGCTGACAAGATGCAGAGGCTCCAGATCACCGCGTCCATCTTCGCGACTGGCCGTGTGTGGCTTCCTGAGTCCGACACCCACAAGGGCTATGTCAGGAGTTGGGCCGAGGGCTTCTTGTCCCAGATATGCGCGTTCCCTGATGCGGCGCATGACGACTATGTGGATAGCACGACACAAGCGATTCGGTTACTCAAAGACATGAACTGGCTCGACATCAATCCAGAACCGCCCGATAATGACGACGACTATCTGGAGTTCACCCAACAGAAACGGGTGAACCCGTATGCGGCATAAGGAGCAACATGGCTGACCCAACCAAAGTAATCAAAGGCGGATTGAGCGCCGTGCGTAACGCAAGCCGTGCGGCAGATCAGGCGCTGGAGGCAAAGAGGCTGGCGCTGGAGGCGGCTAACCCTCCCATCAAGGCGTCGGAGGCTTACGGCCAGCACGAGGGCGCGTACATGAAGCCGATCTTCTATGACCGCATGAAGGTTGATCTGTCCAAGGGCAAGAAGGGTGGCCCCGGGTTCTCTGGCATCCAACTCGTTGACCCTAACTACGCCAATGCCAAGGCGGCGGCAGGCGTGACTGACCAGAAGATGGCAACGCGTATCCTGAACCGCAACAAGGCTGGTGTGCCCGCAGGTGCCAAGGTGATCTGGACGCCGTCAGTGGGTGGCCTCGAACAGCACAAGTCCAACTCCACCATGTTCGGTGAGTTCGCTGACATCTTTGCCAACCAGCGCAAGAATATGTCGAACGAAGAGATACAGAAGTTGAGCGACCGCGCCAGCAACGCGGTAAACAACAAGGGCGAGTTAATCTTCCCCAACGGCATTGACTTGGGTTCACGCAACTTCCGCCAGAAGGTTACGACCTATGACCAACGCGGCTTGATGGCTGACATCTTTGCTGGCCGTGGTGTGGGTGGCGAGAAGGGTCGCACGGTGCCTATGGAGGACTTGCTTGAGAAGAACCTCGACCCCAATGTGGCTGGCGCTGGCACGCTCGACTTAGGCAACAGGCTATTCAGGCTTGAGGGCAATGTCATCGACCGCCCTGACCTGCACAGCGACTACCGCAAGATTCTGACTGGCGAAGACTTGAATGTGAACTACATCCCCGTGCCCATCAGGGATGTGTACAGCGACTGGGAAGCGCAGAAGAAACTGGAATTGGCCGCGCAGGGTAAGAACCGAGGCGTGACGCTGATGGACTACACGAAGAACGATCCCACGGTGCAGTTGACCGAGGCGCTGTTGACCAAATTGCAAAAGGCAGGCCATAAGAAGGGCGGCGTCGTCAGGAGCGAGGAGAGTCCACAGGACATGGCCCGCTTCCAAAAGCGGTATGCGATGCACAAGGCTATCGGTGGCCGTGTCAGCAGTAAGCCAGTGCATATGGTTGACGGTGGCAAGATGGCGAAGGGCATGATGAGCATCTTTGACAAGGCCAGCAAGGCCGCTGATGCCACGCTGGCTAGTAAGGCATTGCCTGCGGCAGAGCGCGACGCCAACCTTGCCAAGATGCTTGAGAAGAGCAAGGTCAAGAACAAGGCGTATCACGCAACAGATCAGGATGTAAAGCGGTTTGATCCAAAGGCAGACAAGCGCACAGAGAACAAATCCAACATCGCTGGGTGGATGACGAATGATCCAGAGTTTGCAAACGACTTTGCGTCGCAGAAGTTCAGGTACTGGAAGACCGCTCACAGACCGTGGGAGGAAGACCCCAATGTGCCACAGGGCGCGAACATCATGCCCGTGCATCTATCGATTGAGAATCCTTTTTACGCCACTGACCTGATCAAGAATCTATCAGGCGAACTGAACATGGATGAGGCCAATGCTGTGGCAAAGGCGCTTGGTGTTGGCGTTGATGAGTTGCTTGGCGACATCCCCAAGGCCATCAAGTACAAAGCCTCTGGCAAAGAGCGTGAGCATACGCCTAGAGGGTTTGACCTTGTGAAGTCCAATGTGGCAACCGACGCGATGAAGCGACTAGGCCATGATGGCGTGATTGCCATTGAGAACGGCTCAGAGGTCTACGCGCCATTCAAGGAAACGCAGATCAAGTCGGCCACAGGCAACCGTGGCACATACGACCTTAATGATCCTGACATCAACAAGGCCAAGGGTGGACGCGTTGAGGAATCACCCGAAGACATGGCGCGTTTCCAAAAACGGTTTGTCATGCACAAAGCCCTTGGCGGTGCAGTCAAAAAGCCCCAAAAGTTTAGTGGTGGCGGCATCTCTTCCCCAGAGGAGAACTTCACGGTTCCTCCAGACCGCGAGACTAAGGCTGGCTTGATGGCTGAGTACCTTGCCAAAGCGGCAAAGGAGCAGGGCAAGGAAGAGTTGTCCAGTCTAAAAAAGCCACGCGCCCTTACGGACTTGCTTAACCGTGGCGTGCTGGCAAACAATCCATTGAGCGCAGGCGTTGACCTTTTCAACATGGGCCTGAATGTTGTTGGCGCAGGAAGCGAGAAGCCGTTTCTTGGGTCTGAACACTTGAAGGAATTGATGAACAAGACGGGCGTCACTTCAGGCGAAGAGCGCCCCATGATGGAGACCGCGCTTAGTTTTGCCAGCCCCACGGCAATCATCAAGGGCGGCATGAAAGCAACAGACGCGGCTAAGAAAGCGCCTGAGTTGATGAAAAAAGCATCAGACGCAATCAGTTCGAGTAAACTATCCCCTCTGGCAACAGAGGCGAAGACTGCATCGGCAGGGAAGCCAACAGGAGCAACATATGCTACAAAACAAGAAGGGCCATTCTTCCGAGTCAGCCCAACCACACTTGACACAAGTAAGGCAAAGAATCGCGGAATTAGAGAAGCGGATGAACTTCAAGGCCAAGCCCCTCTCGGAGGAGGAGCAGGACAGACTGGAAGCCAAGTTCCGACGCGCCTCGCAGATGAAGAGGTGGCCCGAATAATCGCTGATCCAGTCGCGAACGAGCCGCTGAACATTGCAAAGAAATACACGCAAGAGACTCAGGGCACAGACTTTGTTCTGCCCCAGATTCCTGAGAGTTCTCTTGTCAAACAATCAGCCATTGGCCGCACGCATCAACTTGCGGTAGATGGCACGCCTGAGTACAAGACTGCGGTCTTTGATGCTTACGCCCAGCAGATGCCAGAGGTGCTTGAGCAGGCTGGCGCAAAGAACTACGACGACCTGATGGAGAAGGCTTACCGCCAACTTGCAAAGGAAACCGACGCCCAGTTTCAAGCCCTTCCCTACAACTTCTCGTACCACCGCGCTGGCGAAGGCAACTACAACTCCAGCAAAGAGATGGCCGCAGATGTGCATGGCAACAAGCACCTGTATGTCTTCCAAGGCGGCGATCCCCACGACTTCCTGAACCGCATTGACCCAGCGTCTGGCTTGAACGAGAACGAGAAGTTCCGCGCAGTGCATGACCTGCTTGGTCACGCCATCTACGGCAACCAGTTTGGCCCCAAGGGTGAAGAGATGGCATGGGCCATCCACAGCCAGATGTACAGCCCGCTGGCAAGGCTTGCGATGACGGCGGAGACCCGTGGTCAAAATTCAATGGTCAACTACAGCCCATTGAACGCAAATTTGAAGGCCGAATTGGCAATGTATGACAGCATGGCAAACGAAGCCCGCAGGAAGGGTGACAAGGCTCTGCTAAATGAGATCATTGCGGCCAAGCGGCAAGCCTATTCAGGCTTTGAGTTCGCGCCCAACAAGGCCGTTCTATTGCCTCCTGAGTTCTTGAGTCCAAAGTACACTGGCGGAATGCCTTCATATCTTGAAGCCGCAAACCGACCCGTAAAGGGAACCGAAACCCAATCG